TCCCTTTCGGGATTCATGTGGCATGCCGTCCTACCAACGTAAAGTTGGCAAATAGTTGGTTACGTTTACCAGAGATGGTCGACGTAACTGGCTATTTAGGATGGGGCCATACAAAATTCATTTGTGCCGGTCTTACGGTGACTAACCGTAGATCAACCTATAATCATGCTTCAAGAGGCGCAGTATGGTTATACCATAGGCCTCAAAAGGAGGTTTTATGGATTATGGAACTAGGACCCGGTCTCGTACAACGAGTGCCGAGCCTAAACCCTACAGCTCAATAGGATACGTAACAAATTACGGTACCTGTTTTGCTGCACCAGTTCCTAGTACGTCTTGGCCAGCATTTACCTTTTCTGGATTCGTCCAGGACGGGAAATACGAAACCATGACGGATGTGGTTACAAAAGGGTTTCATACTTTGCGGAAACAGGGTGGTATCATAAATACCCCTATGACCCAAGTTGTTACCCAAGACAGTGACCCCATCGTCCCTGTACACCTTGATATGATGTCAAGTATATGGGGTTGTACTCCTGCTAGGTGGTATCCTTATAATGGTGGCGGTTGCCATGGTACTTCCAATGTGTCCCGACTCGTCGGGGCTCACGGAGCCATTGCTGAACCCGTCAATCATCTTTTGGATCTCGCTGTCACTGGTGCCTGGGCTAACGTTAGCCAGGCTGAAGTGTTGGCAGGTGTGTGCATTAAGGAATTTGGTAAAACAGTAGAGGGTATGGCTGGCCTTCTTAGGAAGGTCAACAAAATCTTATGCGGGAGGTCCCTGAGGAAATCCTGGACTCGTCATATTTTGACTGAGCTCAGACCTTCAGAACTTGCCGACCTCTACATGAACGCACGGTACAATCTAAGACCGCTTTACTATGATGCTCTTGGGATTATGGAAGCCCTTCGACGAAAGTTGAATGACGTCCCCCCAAGGTACACGTTTAGACGGAACCTTAGCGACACCCAACGGGTATCGTCTACGGAAAGTACCGTACTTTTGGCCAATTATGCTTGGAAGTGGGAGTTGTATAAACGTTATACTGCTACCCATGAACTTTCAGCACGAGCGGGCGTTCTAACTCACGTGGAGGCCATCCAAGATTTCCAACTATTCGGTTTAGACCAGATAGTTGAATCGGCTTGGGATTTAATTCCCTTTTCGTTTATCGTGGATTGGTTTTTTAACGTGGGTGAAACACTGAGCTCTTTCGCACCGAATGTCGGTATGAAAACTCTTGCCTCATGGGTTGTGGGTGAAATAACCACGATCCAAACATCTACTATCGTAGGATCCAAATTTAAAGGCGGAGTAATCGGGTCGTATAATTATACCGCAGACAGTTGTTATGTCGGCGGGGCAACATACCACACGATCAAACGCACGAAAGTGAGGATCCCAAATTACAGTCGGCCAGTACTTCCGAATTTTCGGTTGAACTTGGACCCTCTAAAACTCTTAGACCTTGGTATTATCATACTTCGCGGGCGAAAGCTCGCCAGCTATGTTAAGACCGGAACCTAAGTAAAGGAGTACAACCATGCAAGAAAACAGTTTAACGCTGTCTGTTAATGTTGACAACGATGACGGTACTACACCGGCAGTTGATTCTGTATATACACGTCAAAACGTGTACCAGGATCGGTCGGAGTATATCCATGAGGATCACACTTTAGAATTGCGTGATAAGCTTGGATTTTACCGCACTATCCCTAAAGCCAACGGAAATTTCCGTGGCACCGCGAAGACCTCCGCCAAATTGACGAAGGATTACGTGGTCTCGGGCGTTGATGCATCAACAACATTGGTTTCGCCTGCTATTGCTGAAGCTGGGTTTTCATTCCCAGTCGGTATGACGCCGGCACAAACCCTCGAAGTGAGGATGCGACTGGTTGCCCTTATTCTGGATGATGATATTATGGCTGATCTCTGCGATAAGCAGGAGATCTAGTCATGCGAAAGGTATTCGCTCTTTCAGAGCGGGTAGTTCTAGCTATCATCGATATTCTAAGACTCGCTATAACCCTAGTAATGGGGCGTAGGCGGTTCTAAACCAGAGGAATCAACTTATGAAATGTAAGAAGACATGGAGGCAATCGGCGATCAATAGTAATGTTGATCGAGTACTTCCCACGGATTATCCGTGGAAGGTACTTCAAGAATTAACCAATGATCTAGCAGCATATCTTGAAGAAGATGACATCTCCCTTATATCGCAAATTATACGCGACCGGGATCACGATGCTTATCTTCTTTTACAAGATATCTGGGGCCTACAGAATTGTAGTATTGGCCTCGAGATTAGTTCGACCTTGCCCAAAATTAGGGCTCGGCTTGCTATTGCTGCATTACTAAAAAAGTTTCAATTCAGGACTGACAAAAGCATGCGAGAAACTAATGCGTTGCGGAAATTCCGTGAAGCAGAAGTTGCATGCATGTCCTATAACCAGAGTGGTTACATGGACTTGTCCTGGGGCGAAACCGAATTCGACGCCGAGGTTTTTACCTATGCGAGGGAATTCGTTGGTAAGGTGCTAGGTAGGGCTTGCCCTACTAAAGCATTGTTGACGTTAGGATCGCGTCATGGACCGGGCAATAACCTGGACACCTATAAAGGGGCTAGTTCGATATACTTTAAGTATGAGAATTGGCCCTATAGCTGTACCCAGGCTGTTGTTCCGTATGCTCGATATCTGATAGCGACTGATGCACGTTGGATCGGCGCACTTGAAAATTCTTATCGCGATCGGTATAATATACCGGCAACCGAGATATTGAATAGACAGGTGTTCTGGGAAAATGTGTTAAAGGTTGTTGAAGGTAATCGAATCACTTTCGCTCCGAAGGACGCTCGAACTGAGCGAACCATAGCCATTGAGCCGTGTATAAACTTGATGCTCCAACTTGGAGTCGACGAACATATCCGTAAACGCTTAAAGCGTTGGGATGTGGACCTAGACGACCAGGGGAAGAACCAGTTTATGGCTTACTTGGGCTCACAGGTTGATTCAGATGAATCCTATGTAACTTTGGATTTGTCTGCGGCTAGCGACTCTTTGAGTTTAAAGCTGTGTAAATTACTCCTGCCGTCCGAGTGGTATGACTACCTCCTTAAATTGAGGTCCCCAAAGGGGTCTCTTGAGGGTGAGATAATCTTTTATGAGAAAATCTCGTCAATGGGGAACGGTTATACTTTTGCGCTTGAATCCCTACTTTTTACTGCGATAACTTCCGCAGTGATAAAGGCTACCAAAGGCCATTGCGATTTTGTCAACGATCTCTCGATATTCGGTGATGATATTATTTGCCGAAGAGAGTACGTTTTCGACGTTGTGAAGGCCCTAAGTAGAGCAGGCTTACGACTCAATTTGGATAAGTCCTTTCTTAAGGGCTACACTAAAGAGAGTTGTGGGACCGACTGGATTCACGGAAAACCTGTTCGTCCTGTATTTCTACAGAAACAGCCAGTGGACGTTGGAGACCTTTTTACCGATCTCAATCGGTTGCAAAGGATGCTCGATATCTACTGGTCGATAGACGAGTCCGATGTTGTCACCAGGATCAAAAAGTGGATCCCCGACGCCTTTAAAGGTATCGTTGGTCCATATTCTGATGATGAATACGATTCTTATATCCATACGAAGGTACCTCCGGGTCCTTACGTACGGTCAATGTGGAAATTTAGTAGATTAATTCGTAAGGCTGTAGAGCATAGGGGGAGAACAGATTTCTTCTTCCGAAAGCTCATGCACGACTTGCGTCCTGCTAGACAGGTGCCCAGTTATATCGGGCAGCAACGAATTAAAACAGGTGGAAGTAGATTTACTGTATATAAGAGTCATTCTTATACAGTAAGCAAAACGTACTCTCTGGTCAGTAAATGGCCAGACAATTACGCGTGGCAGCCGCCGACCCGTAGGGTTCGTGGGCACCTCGTTTAACCCCTATTAAATTAGGAGAGGCGGATGCGCAGAGCAC